AACCGGAACAAGCTCTGAGGGTGCAGATGCTGTTGAGCGTTTTCGCATTAATGCTGATGGTTCGTCGGTGTTTTCTGGTTCAGCCACGATGGATGGGCTTACTGTAGCTAGTACAAATCCAATTTTAACTATCCAAGATACTGACGCTACTACAACATACAACAGAACAGAATTTCAAAATGCTGGTGGAAGTTTAAATTTAAACACTCGCCATTCTAATGGAACTTTTGTATCTACTGATTACCAAATTGGTAAAAACGCTTCAGGTGCTATTTCACACAAATGGTATATTGGTAGCACTAACGGTCTTGCTCTGGACTCAAGCTCTAACGTCAACATCCCCAACGGCGGCTTAATGGTGGGAAGTACCGCTGCGCCTAGTGCAGTTTTAACAACACAGACGACCGGCGCGCTTACACTGAATTCTAATGACGGCGACCATTCTGCTTTTGGTCTTTTGGTGTATCTGCCAACTAGCCGTGCAAACACAGTTTCTGGAGCTATCGGATTTTCAGGTAGTGGCGGTCGAAAATATGCGGCTATTGGCGCACAGACATACGCCGATACAGATCAGACAGGTTTGAATTTTTACGTTCAGCCATCTGCTTCTGGCTCAACAGCCGCTATGGTAGAGGCGATGCGCATAGACTTATCAGGTGATTTAATTGTTGGTGGAACCTCTTCTGGTGCAAATGACGCAGTAAGTATTAGCAACACTGGTTACATTCAAGCGATTGTCAATGGAGATACTGTTGGCTATTTTAACAGGCGAACAAGTGATGGCGAAATACTGCGCTTCCAAAAAGACGGCACAAGTGTTGGCTCGTTGGGTGTTAATGCAACTAGACCTTACATTGCATCATCTGCAATGGGACTTAAAATTGCAGGTTCAGAGATTCATTCTACAAGCGCAACCGGAGTATCTACAGACGCGACTTATAATTTAGGAAGCAGCCTTTTTCGTTGGAAAGACCTCTACCTATCAGGCGGTGCAGCTTCAGGAACATCAAGTAATTTCTTAAGATTTTTACATGATGGCAGTAATGGAATTATAGATAACAGCGCTGGCTCTTTAGTATTTAGACGTAGTGGTTTTGCAGAAAGTATGCGCATAGACTCATCAGGCAACGTGGGCATATCCGTCAACCCAAGCGCATTCGTTCTGCCTGACGGTTCATCTGGAGCTTTACAGCTACAATCTGGCGGCATGGTCTCCGCATACGCTGGCGTTACGCATCTATCGCAAAACTGGTATTACAATTCCGGCGAAAAATATATCGCTAACGGATCAGCTTCGCGGCTAGTAATGTCAGGCGCAGATTACATCTGGCAATCGGCTGGCAACAACACCTCTGGAGCTGGTGCGGCGTTGACATGGTCGGAGAGCATGAGGCTGTCTGGTGGCACACTGTTGGCGGGGACTACTACAGTAAACGGCGAAGGTATTACTTTAAGCGGAAACAATAACTACGGTTATTTTAGCCGCTCTGGCGATGCCGCTTTATTTGTCAATAGAGCAGGAACGGACGGCGATGCTTTAGGATTTAGGCGGGGAGGCGCGGGAGTTGGAAGTATTTCTGTTAATGGTTCTGGGACGTTCTATAACACCTCATCAGACCAACGCCTTAAAGACAAAATTGTGGACGCACCTTCTGCCTCCGATGATATTGATGCAATACGGGTGCGTTCGTTTGATTGGAAAGCTGACGGCTCTCATCAGAAGTACGGCATGATTGCACAAGAGCTTATTGAAGTTGCACCTGAAGCAGTGTCAGCAACAGAAGACCCTGACGAAATGATGGGCGTTGACTACTCAAAGTTAGTGCCAATGTTAATCAAAGAAATTCAACAACTACGCAAGCGCGTAAAAGACTTAGAAGAGGAATAAAAAATGGCAACATTCAACTGGCAAATATTACAACTTGAGCGGGATTTATTACCCGAGGACATGAACGGGGCAATAGTGATCGCCCATTGGAATTGCACCGCGACACAGGAAGGCACCGGAGATGATGCGGTCAACTACAGCGCATCAAACTACGGCACCGTATCATTTACACCTGACCCCACTGCATCGGATTACACGCCTTACGCGGATGTGACCGAAGAGATGGTGAAAAATTGGGTGTTTGCTAACGGCGTAGAAAAGTCTGAAGTGGAGACTAACTTGCAAGCAAATATTGACGCGCAGATTACTCCGGTTACTGCGGCTGGAACACCCTGGGCTTAACGTAGTGCCTTCGGCACTGTTTGAGACAAGCGGGCTCTAAAGTAATGTTATTACATTACTAATCTGTCTATTAAATATAGTATAATGCTATATAGACAAAACCTGTAAGGAGGAAATATGTCTGAGCAGCAAGAAATGACTGTTGATCAATATATGGTCAACCAAACGATTGATAACTTAGCTAAAACAAACGCCAACCAGGCGCTTCAAATAGCTAATCTACAAGCTCAAGTGGGTTATCTAAAACTACAACTCGAACAGACTCAAAACGCTGAAGAAGACAACGGCGTTCTTCCTGGCGAACACCCGATTGATCCTGATTCGGAGACGCCTGAAATTGGACACTAACTAAGAGCCCCGGAAGGGGCTTTTTTCATTATGACGTTTATAGGATAAGCCATGACTACATACACTTTTCAAAACGGCGATGGCCCTTATCAGCTTTTCCCGACGACGATAGAACCAGAAAGTATCGAGATACGCCACCCTCGGAGAACGTTAGTGTCTGACTCGCGCAGTATGCGTAGACAATCCCGCTCGATTGGTGGTGTTCGCATTGAAGCTACATTCAAGTTTCCGCCAATGCACAAAAGTCAGTACGGTGAATTCGCTAGCTTTTTCCGGCTTATCGACGGTCGAAACACTATTTTTGCAATGCGCTGGCCGTTGTTGCGCGCAGATAGTAACTACACTGATACGGCGTTTAAAATTGGGGAATACTATAATCGCAATAGCGCCACTTTAAACAATCAGTTGCTTCAGTATCTCGGCTTAAATAGCTCGACGCCTATTGTCGATCCTCCAGCCCGTGATACCGGAGCGGTGACTCTTAGTCAATCAGGCACATATACTCCAACGCTAAAGTGTTCGCTAAATACCGACACCCCGACGATTGAGTACGGTGGCGACGGATTCATTCGCTACAGCTTGGATGTGATTGAGAGATGGTAAAAAGCAAACAAATAGCAATCGAACAACTTAAACATGACGAGGGCTTACGTCTTTATCCCTACACATGTACAGCCAACAAAGTGACTATCGGCTACGGTCGAAACCTAGAAGACAACGGTATCTCGGCGCTTGAGGCTGAACAGATGCTACAAAGCGATACCCAGGTCGCAATGCTAGACGCTAAGAAATTTGTAGGCGAAGTAACCTGGAACGAACTGAGCGACGTGCGTCAGGCGTGTCTAATCAATATGGCGTTCAATTTGGGCCTGCCGACTTTAAAGAAATTCAAGAAGTTTAAGCAAGCGCTGCAAGACGGCGATATGGACGAGGCAAGTGTCCAGATGCTGGCGAGCAAGTGGGCTAAACAAGTTGGGCAACGAGCAAAAAGGTTGAGTCTATTAATTAAGGAGGGCTAATATGTTTTTAGAACTTACGGCCCTTATCGCTGGTATCAACACAGCAACAGCAACCATCAAAAAATGCGCTGAAGCAGGTCAAGATTTAAGCTCAATCGCCGGGATGATTCAAAAGCTCGGTTCCTCCGAAGTCCAGATCACAAAACTCCAAAACTCGGGCACCCTCAGTCCTGAAGAAGCTCTTAAAGCTACCCTGGCAAAAAAAGAACTACAGGATCACATGCAGCAGATTAAAGACCTGTTCGTGTTAAGCGGTAACGGGCATCTTTATACAGAAATGATTGAGAACATGGTCGCCGCTAGGAAAGCTGAACAAGCTCGACTAGAAGTAGAGATGAAGCGTAAAAAAAAACTAAAAAAAGAGTTGGTCGAGGTTTTTGTTGTTTTTGGTATTTCTCTCGTCACTGTGCCTCTCATGATCTTTTTGATTCTGTACATTTTAGGCTAGCCCAAAAACTATAGTAATTACCTATACATGTTTACACTGTATTTGTTATCATCTTTTTTTTAAACCGCAATTTCGATGAATACAATTAAAATCACAGAAATCTTTAATTCACTTCAGGGTGAAAGTAAATCCGCTGGACGACCCACCGTTTTTGTTCGGCTCACGGGGTGCCCTTTACGCTGTGAATATTGTGATACTAGCTATGCCTTCAGCGGTGGTGAGCAACGAACCCTGGATGATATTTTATCTGAGGTGAAGTCCTATAATCCGCGTTATATCACGGTCACTGGTGGTGAACCTCTAGCTCAACCCGAGTGTACAACTTTACTGACGCACCTATGTAATCAAGGCTTAAACGTTTCACTGGAAACGAGCGGTGCATTGGATATTAGCCTGGTCGATGAGCGTGTTTCTATTGTGATGGATCTCAAAACCCCGGGTTCAAAGGAAGTCAGTCGGAATTTGTACGCTAATATTCCACTACTGAAGCCGAAAGACCAGATTAAATTCGTGATCTGCGACCGCGAAGACTATAACTGGTCGGTGTTTAAATTGCGGGAATATAATTTAGACCAGCGTGTGGATGAAGTGCTGTTTTCACCAAGTGCTGATGAACTGGAACCGACGAGTCTCGCTGACTGGATAGTTAACGATAATCTGCCTGTAAGATTTCAAATACAGCTCCATAAATATTTAGGTGCCCGATGATTCACTATCATGGAACGCCATTTTCTGGTGGCGCTAGTTCTAACACAGCTTTATCTGCAAAGCACTGTTTTGTGTCATTTGCTAACAGGTCGCATATGGCTATGGTAGCTGAGTTAGCGCAATCATTTGCTCTAGACAACGGCGCTTACAGCGCGTGGAAATCTGGTTCAAAGTTCGACATAGAAGGGTATGCCCAGTGGGTTCAAACCTGGTATAGGCATCCTGGTCACGATTTTTACATCATGCCCGACGTTATCGATGGAGACTACGATGACAATGCGAGAATGAGGGCGTCCTGGAGCAAGCTGTGTACGGATGACATGTGGAGCCGAGGCTACCCTGTCTGGCATATGCACGAACCTTTAGAGGTTTTGGAGGGTTTTGTTAGAGATTTCAAAGGCATCGCTCTTGGTTCGTCTGGTGAGTTTTCAACCATAGGGACTAGTGATTGGTGGATAAGAATCGATGAAGCCATGCAGATTATGACAGACGATTTAGGCCGACCAATAAAGCCTATACATGGCCTAAGAATGCTTGATCCAACCATTTTTAGTCACCTACCTCTAAAAAGCGCAGACAGCACAAATGCGGCTCGGAACTGCGGGTTAGACAGATGGGCAGGGCCGTATGAACCTGTGTCAAAAAAAGAAAAGGCGTTAGTACTGATGGGAAGAATTGAGTCACACGCAAGTGCGAGTAGATACACTAACTCAAAAGGCGTTGAGAAGAATTTAGACTTATTTGGTTAAATCATTAAAAACTAAGAGTGCAGAACTTGAACAAGTACTTACAACATCCCCATCCTTGCGTCCGCTGTTCATATCCAACGGCTCCCGGCTTCGGTCGGTCTGTGAATAGAATAAAAGGCGACTTTGAAATTCAACACACAGACGGAAGCATCGAGTACCGGGACGGCTATCACTGCGAGGCTTGTCATTCACCTGGTAAGGCGCAGGAGCGTCAACAGGCAGAACAAGCCCTGGAAACTGTTAGTCTAAATCCAAGCGGTCGACCGATGGCAACTGGTGACTTCGATACTCGCGAAGAATTAGTCGAGAATGTGCTGAAAGATTTTAACGCTAAGTATAAAACAGGCCAGTGGACAAGGCAGAACATCGCTGATCAAAACGGTATCTCATATAGCGCGTTGACTTTGTTACTTCGAGACGCAAAAGTAATATAGTAACGTGGTATATAGCATTACCCTATAGTATGATATCTCTATTCTATTGGAGGTAGTTATGAAGTACACACTCAAACAATTTGTGATTATGTTGCAAGATCACGACTGGTCGTATCAGTATTCAGAAGACTCTAAATATTGGGAGCGGGGTCGAAAACAGGCAGAAGAAATATCCAAAGCTAGACGTTATTTCAAAGAGAACTGCGTCGAGCATGCGGCCATCGCTTCTGTGTTGTTTGACGAATACCGGCCTGTGGGAATTTAAAATGAAAGAAGACAAAGAGCTATTACAAACGCTAGAAGATCAGGCCGGTGGCCCTCTTAAATGTGCCAGGTTGTTGGCTGTTGATTACACCGGATCATACGCAAGTTGGAAGGCTGGTCGGAAGAAAATTCCCCGTTATATTATCAGCAGTGTGAAGGCGCATCTAAAGCTAGTCGATTGATTGGAGCGGGAAACGAGATTCGAACTCGCGACCTCCACCTTGGCAAGGTGGCGCTCTACCAACTGAGCTATTCCCGCAATTACAGTACGTTGCTGTAGTTTTACACAGATTCACGAACAGCAAAAAAAGTGTGTACCCTGTGTGTACCGTACAAAAACAACAAAAACAAAACCCAAACCCCTTGCTGCGCCTAGCTTTCAGAGCAGTTTGTGTACCTGCTACCTTGGCAAGGTTGCAAGCACAACCTTCGCTATATAGTGTTACTGTAGTTCACATCAAAGAATTTACGGTCATGTCCAACCAGGTACAACTCCGTCGTAGCTTCGTCTGTGTGAGCCATTATCTTGCTAATATCTTCACCGGGCGCACCGCGCTGTTCTAAATTAGCCGCAGCCAACGAACGTACTTCGTGAAACGTTGGATGGTCGTCGGCGCGAACTAGCTCTCGTATGCATTCGGTGAACTGTTTGGTGATCATGTCTGGCGTCATCTGGCACTCGTGTTGTTTGCTCTTAGCCGGACGCTTACTACCAAAATGGCTTAACACAAACGGACAGTCGCGGTTCATTGCCGCCAGACGTCTGCACTCCTTAATCTCCCGAAGCAACTCCGGGTGCTTCTTTAGCTCCCACCTTAACCTGGACGCTTCTACTTCCCCTCTCGACGCGATGCTTTTACTTACCGTAACAAAAAGTGCGCCGTCTCTAATATCATCCCACTTCAATTTAGACAGATCACCTCGGCGCAGTGTAGTAAGATACGATAGTTTGCATGCCTGTATTAACCCGTCGTATCCTTTGTCTCTCGCCGTTCGAATAACACCGTCAAACATACCTTGTGTCAGCCTCTGGCGCTTCTTCGTCGGTAGTGCTTTTTTGTCTAATAGGTCAATCGGATTAGACGGTAAGACGATCAACTGAGACAACATGCACCACTTGATAAACCGATTGAGTTCAGGGCGTAGGCTGTCTTGTTGGTGTCGAGTCAGTGTGTCCCATAGATCGAGAAAATGGGTCATCTCAACTGTCGCTGGTTTGCAGCTCAGTTCAAAGGTGTTGGCGAACTTTCTCAGCATGTATTTGCTGTTGCGCCACTTCTTTTTTTTGAGCAGATCAGGTGAACCTGCCTCCCGGCGATGGATGTGCCGGTTAGCAAGTTCAAGCCATTCCCCTGGTGGTGCCTCAGACTCTGTTAACGCCGTTTGTGCCGCTTGTAATGCCTGAGCTTCACTGGCGGCAGTAATCGTCTTATACTTGCCTGTAGGAAGCTTGACACGCCATTTGCCCGGTCGACGCTTTGGATCAGAGTAAATCTTCACAACAATTCACGCTTGGTATTTTTACCGTATATTGCTTTGAAGTAATCGTCCGTCTCGTAAAATCTCACGCACTCTTTAGCGAACGCTTGAGTATCGACGCCTAGTACTCGCGCCCACAACTCTGTATCATCTGGCGGCACTCTCACGCGGCCACCTTCGACCTGGCTTATCATTGTGAAATATTTTTGACCGACGAGTTTCGCCAAATCGTGTTGTGTCAATTGTGCGGCGTTTCTTAGAGAAGCTAAAATTCGGCCAAACTCTTGGCGCTTGGTTAGATCAGCACGCACGTTTTTTCGTCGCTTATCCGTACTCATCTTTTTTCTCCGTTCTTTTCAAAGATGTTGTTTCCATGTGGTTGTTTTTTGTTCAACACTTGAGGCCATACTAAGCTAGAGGTATCTGCTTTGTCTATACCTAAATTGTAAGAATATACTACATATATAGCGTTATATTATTTATCTATAGATAGCGTGTTACTGTATATACATTTTGAATGACACCTGCGTATACAGTATAGGGGCCCAAACGTACATGATGTATACTATTTATAGTCTTACAGCACTTTGCTGTAGTTGTTGATTCTCCCTATCGAGTATGTTTATATTATTTATAGAACAACATCAACAACACAAATGGGGAGTGATGGCGGCACATGCATGAACATAGTGATTTTGAGCTTTTGGAAGTTCTATGGGAACACAGGATGGTTACAGATGCGGAAGATAGATACCTAGAACGCATCAACAACAAACAGCTAAATGAAACAAAACTTGGAGAGCAGCTACTTCAAACAATCGCGCCAGAGGTGCAGGAGTTTATCGCTGTTCGTCAGCGTGAAGCAGAAGATGCAATCATCAACAACTCAACCGGGAAAAGAAATCTAGCTTGGAAATATTTGATCGGCCTAGCAGACGCACAGGAGTTGGCGTTCGCTGCGACACAAAACTTGATGTCGACCCTCGCAACAAACAAGCCACCGACTTACCAGCACGTCTGCCTAGAGTTAGGCGAAACAGTGATACGAGAAATTCGTTTTCAAAAATGGAGAGACTCAGAGCCAACTTACAGCTCGCATTTTTTAAGACGAAACTCTCAAGCCCTCGCGTCAAAAGCACAGCATCTCAGGTTCGCCAGGAAGATCGAAAAAAAGATAGAAGGCTTCCTCGATAGTGACGAGTACGATTTAACCCGAGACGCCAAATTCAGCACGGGCGCTCTGGTCATGGACTGCATTCGTCGAGCGCATCCTGACATGCTGACTTTCACAGCGACAGGGCCGCGAGGCAAGATTAGAGCGCAAACCGTTTTTTACTCAGACGACTTCCTTAGCGACGTCTCAAGACTCCACGCCATCGCTTCAGTCAGTCAGCCTATACGTCGACCCATGCTCGTCCCGCCAAGAGCCTGGAAGCAAAACGATGAGGGTAAGATTGATGGTGGTTATTATTTGTTGAATCAGAAAGTCTACCGGACTGATTGGCATCCTCATAAATTTCTACCTTCCGCAGATGCTTTAGATAGTCTTAATAACATCCAGAAAACGCCGTGGCGTATCAACAAAGCCGTCTACGAATTCTTGTGTCGAAATCCGTACATCGGCCCTCAGATGCCTGTTCACAAACCAAAGAAGCTAGCGCCAGAGCAGTGGCAGAACTTGTCAAACGACGATAAGCGCATTGTGCAGCAGGAGTTTAACGACAACTTGGCTAAATATGTGTCGACCACGAGCAAAGCCATGACATTTGAACGCCAAATTCTGCAAGCGAAGATGTTGATCGAAAAGTCTGCGTTCTGGCAACCACACTCCTTCGACTTTCGCGGTCGCCTGTATCCTGCAAACCAGATGCTGACTAGCCAAGGTGACCACGTCGCTAAATCGTTAATCGAATTTGCCAACGGCAAGCGGATAGATAAAGACGGCATCGCTGCTTTAAAGCTTCAAGTCGCAAACTGTTACGGATACGACAAACTCAGCATCGAAGACCGTCTAGCCAAAGTGGACGAAATGGCAGACGACATCATGCTGATGGAAGAAGACGACAAACTAGCTATTCGCTACATTCAAAAAGCCGACGAGCCAATGG